ATTATTTTAACCCACATGCTGAAGGCACTGGTCACTTCAATACAGCAATCAGTGTATTGGAAATGCGTATCAAAGAAATTGAGGAGAACAAAGATGCTTAAAGGAATCGGTATCGTGGCAATTATTGCCCTTGTAGTTTTATTGGTTATCTTTGGTCCATTCTTCACGATTTGGGCATTGAATACCTTGTTCCCAATTTTGGCAATCCCATACACTTTTGAAACTTGGTGTGCAGCAATTCTGCTTGGCTTGTTCCTCAAAGGTAATGTTTCAGTGAGTAAAAAATAATGGCTATTACAATTTCATCACCAGAAGATCGTAAAAAGATCAAAGACGCAGTTCAAGAAATCAGCAACTCCATGCTACGTATGGAAGCTGAACGAGATCTGATCAAAGAAATCGTCAAAGATGTTTCTGACAATCATCAGATCCCACGCAAGATCGTTGCCAAAATTGCAAAGACTTTTCATAAGCAAAATCTGACTCAAGAAATTGCTGATCATGAGGACTTTGTTGAGGTATACGAAACTGTTACCAAGTGAGAAAACAATCCCCTCAACTTCTGAGGGGATTATCAAATTTAACTTGCCTTTAATTCAGTTTTGCGGTATAATTATATTATAAAATGGAGGTCTTGACCTATGGCAAATACTGCAAAACGTAAACAATTGGTGGCTCGTGCCAACGCAATCGCAAAGGGTACTGAGGTAGTTCTCAATCCCGAAACCTATAAACGAGATTTGCTTCATGCATTGAATTACTACAATTCAAACCATGATGACAAAGAAAAGAAAAAGTGGTTCATCAGCCACTACGCAAAAGTCGACAAGAAAGCAGCAGTTGAGTTGCTCAAAGTTGATGAGTCACATTTCCGTCATGCTGGCATTCTTGCTCGTATGATTGAGGGTGGTTCAGTTCTTCAAGAGAACGAGATGCGTCATCTTACCGAACGTACTGAAGCATTACTTGCTCAGATTAACAAGCGTCAGAAATCCGAAGACAAACAAGATAAGAAAGATGCAGTAACTGCTGCATTGGTAGCATCGCAGCCATCTATCCAGCAACGCATGGAAGAGAAAGCACATGAGATCGCTGGTGAGATTGAAGGTGCAATTGATGATTTTATTCTCACCAAGAAATCTGACTTCTCAACAAAGAACTATCTTCTTGCGAATCAGGTAGCTGGACCAATCGCTAAACGAATTGGCGAGTTCTTTGTTCCTCTATCAAAAGAGTTGCAGGAAACTCTAGAAGGTAAAGATGAGCAACTCGTTGAGGGTTATTCAAACTTCACTAAACGAGAACTGAAGAAGTTTGCCGAGTTTGTTGATAGTATTATTGGTGACTGTAACCAGATGGTTCAGACTGCCAAGGCAAATCGTGCACCACGTAAGCGTAAAGAAGTTTCGCCTACAAAACAGGTGGCTCGTATGAAGTTCATGCGAGAGTTTGCTGAGTTGAATTTGAAATCAGTTAGTCCAACGAACATTATTGGCTCTACTGAGGTATGGTTCTACAACACGAAGTATCGTCGTATCGGTGTCTATCGTGCAGAGGGAACTACTCTGTCAGTGAAGGGTACAACGATTATTGGATTTGACATTAAGGAATCGAAGGCATTTACTTTACGTAAACCAGAAGAATTCTTTAAAGGGTTGTCCATGGGTAAGCGTGCATTGACTAATGCAATGAAGACTCTGAAGACAAAACCATCGGCTCCGAATGGACGTATTAATGAAGAAACAATTTTGATCGGAGCATTCTAATGATTCTAGTAGATTATAGTCAGGTGGCTTTATCAGCCATCTTGACTTTCCAGCGTGAGTTGAAAGGAACAGAGAGTGAGGTAAAGAATCTCATTCGTCATGTAACCCTATCAACTATCAAGTCATACAAGAAAAAGTATGGCAAAGAGTATGGACAAATTGTAATCTGCTGTGATGGGCGTAAGTACTGGCGTAGAGAATTCTTTGAACACTACAAAGCAGGTCGCAAGAAAGCACGTGATGCTTCTGATCTCGATTGGGGTTTGATCTTTGATACACTGTCAGAAATGCGTGACGATTTAGCCAAAAACTTTCCATATAAAGTATTGCATTTGGAAAGATGTGAGGCAGATGACATCATTGCGATCCTGACATCATACGCTCAAGAGAACGAATTGGTTCAAGAGGGTTTGGTTGAAGAGTCACAGAAGATCTTAATCCTGTCATCGGATAAAGACTTCAAACAACTTCAACTACATCCGAACGTGAAGCAGTGGTCACCAATGCAAAAGAAATATGTTACGGCAACTCAACGAGAAATCATAGAGTATAAAATCGAGCATATTGTCAAGGGTGATGCTGGTGATGGCATTCCAAACATCCTATCGAAAGATGATGTGTTTGTTTCTGGTGAACGTCAGAAACCTATGAGTGCAAAACGACTGCAGGATTTTATTGATAATGGATTCCTAGCATGTAAGAATGATGAGGAACGTCGCAATTGGCAGAGGAATTCCGTACTAGTTGACTTTGATCATATCCCACCAGATGTGCGTGAACAGGTGATAACATCTTACATAAATACAAAACCGACTGGCGATAAAATGTCCATAATGAATTATTTGATTGAGCATCGTTGCCGTTTACTATTAGACGAACTAGAGGATTTTTAAATGAGAAAATATGTTACACAGATGTTGGATGACATCAACGCTGATCCAAGCAATATCTCCAAATACAAAGATGATGGTGCATTACGTGTTATACTTGAGTATGCCTTTGATCCAGAAAAGAAAATGATTCTGCCAGAAGGTGAACCACCATTCAAACTAGCAGCAGAACCATTGGGTATGACACCAACGAATCTGTTCAGTGAGTTGCGTCGTCTATACATTTTCTGTCGTGCAGATTTGACACCACTCAAACGAGAGAGTTTGTTTGTATCACTTCTTGAAGGTGTTCATCCTGTAGAAGCAAAGATGCTTATTGCAATCAAGGATCAAACCCTACATAAGTTGTATCCAAAGGTAACACATAAACTTGCCTATGAGGCTGGTTTTTTGAAGGTCGCTCCAGTTGCAAAGAAGGTAGCAGTAAAAAAATCCGTGGCTGGAGCCGACCAGTCCTAAAAATACAGGTCGCCCAGCCTTGGTGGAAGAGGGTCATAAATCGCTTTACTTTAATTCATAAATAGAGTATAATAGTCTTATGATGATTGAAAAGGAATCTTATATTATGAATGAATACTCAACTTTTAACGCTGGTGTTGTTGACGCTGTTTCTGATGTTTCTCTTGGTTTAATTTTTGATGAATCTCATTTAAAAATTGATTGGCTTACCAATGAGTTTAGGGTTCGTTTGAATTGTACTGACTCTTATTTGGCTGGTTATTTTTCTGTGGTTTTTGCTGAATAATACTGAAAGGTTTTTATGAAAAAAGTTCTTGCAGGTTTACTTGTTGCTTTAAGCATATCAACTCCAGCCATGGCTGGAGGACATGGTGGTGGAAATCCTTGGGTTCCATTTGGTGTTGGCGTAATCCTTGGTAATGTCATTGCGACACGACCAGCATACGTTTACCAACAAGTGCCACCTCCACAGGTAATCTATACTCAGCCACAAACTGTTTATGTTTACCCTACTCAAGCACCAGTAATGCCAAGTGCACAATTTGGTCAGGTGTGCGAGTTGAGAAGTGATATGATCAATGGTCAGGTGGTAACAGGAAACTTCTGCTACCAACGATAAGTTTTAATTTTTGTTATGGAGTTTTGATATGCCAAATTGGTGCGATAATAGTGTCCGACTAACTCATTCGGATAAATCCAAAGTCGATGCGTTGGAAGCTGTTCTTCAAAGTGAAGATAAGCAGGTTTTCCAACATCTGCGTCCAATGCCAGAATCCGAGAAGGATAATTGGTATGACTGGAACATCAACAATTGGGGAACTAAGTGGGAGATCTCAATAATTGATTGGGAACGCCAAGATGACGACACCATTTGGATCTCATTTGAATCCGCATGGTCACCACCGATTGCTTTGTATGAACATGTTTATTCAGAGGGTTGGGAAGTAGAAGGTATGTACCATGAGGGTGGTTGCGCATTTGCTGGTATCTGGAAAGATGGCGATGATGACTACCATGAGTATGACTTCAACGACCTAGAAACTTTGGAAGCATTACCAGGAGATCTTCAGGACTTCACTGGTCTGATTGACTACTATAATGATCAACAGGCAGAACGTGAACAGGAAGAAGAAGATGCCAAGAAAACCGAATGGTATGCACCAGATCAAATTCCAGCGAGAGTTGGAGTTTACGAAGTCAAAGATGAATCCGTAAACTGGCCATTCTTTAAGATGGCTGATTGGGATGGTAAGAAATGGACTTACGTAGGTAAGAAAATTAAAATTGGTGGATGGCGTGGTCTAAAGGAAGAATTTGCAAATGAAACAGAAGTGGATTGATGCGTTCATGGACACAGCGGAGAGATTCGCTAAGTTGTCCAGTGCTGAACGATTGAAGGTAGGTGCGGTTATTGTAAAAGATAATCGTATCATCTCAATCGGCTACAATGGAACGCCAGCTGGTTGGGACAATACTTGTGAGGAAGTTGTTCAGTTATCTGATGATACTGTTACAACTAAAACTAAAGAAGCAGTCATCCATGCTGAAGCAAATGCAATCGCTAAACTTGCACGTGATGGAGAATCTGGAAAAGACGCAGTGATGTTTTGTACTCATGCACCATGCGTTCAATGCGCAAAGATGATCTATGGTGCTGGCATAAAATTGTTTTACTTCAAGAATGACTATCGTGACCAGAGTGGCATAGAATTTCTTGGAAACTGTGGCATAAATGTAAAGAAATCTGACAATAACTTCAATACTGAAGTTTAATTCTCCTAAATAAAACATGACCCTCAGAAGTTGAGGGTTACTCAAAATAAGTTTGACTTTAATCAAAAGGTGTAGTATAATTTCTACTATGAAATCGTTAGTCTGTATATCCTCGTTGAGAAAACATCTACCACTATTAAGTGGATGGATGAACACACGCTCACAGTTTAATGGCACACCAGCGATTGAGTATGATAGTGAGGGTTTTGGAAAGTAAAGTAGACTACAAAGTTTATTCTCCAAAACCCTCTGAGATGAAAGTCCAGAGGGTTTTTTGTTTTGGCCATCGTGCCACAATTGTTCTTTAAAAATTTGCGTACCAAATGTTGGGGATTAGTGTAGTGGTAGCACAACAGATTTTGATTCTGTCGGTATAAGTTCGATTCTTATATCCCCTGCCAAATTTGGAGGTATAACTTAGTGGCAAAGTAACTGGCTTTTAACCAGTAAACCAGAGTTCGATTCTCTGTACCTCTACCAAGTTTTCTTTGGTGTGACTATAACTTAATGGTAAAGTCGTGGATTGTGATTCCGCTTATCTGGGTTCAATTCCCAGTAGTCACCCCAAAGAATACTTGCTGCTTTAGCTGATGTGGTCATAGCAGGGGATTGAAGATCCTCGGAACGTGGTTCGATCCCACGAGGCAGCACCAAGATATTCCCGATTAGCTCAGAGGTAGAGCAATCGCTTGATAAGCGATAGGCGAGTGGATCGTTACCACTATCGGGAACCAATGTTATGGAAAGTAATGCAGGTGCGTTGGTGCGCCGACCAGCCTTGAAAACTGGGTTCTCAGAAATGGGATGGGGTTCGACTCCTCTGCTTTCCGCCAGTTATGCGTCTTTAGTAAAATGAATATTACACATCGCTACGAACGATGAAGTGGGAGTTTGATTCTCTCAGGACGCACCAGAGTTAGGAAGATGGGCAGGATGGTAATGCAGCAGATTGCTAATCTGTAGAGTGTAGTAATACGCTCACAGGGTTCGACTCCCTGATCTTCCACCAGAGTTTGCGGATATGATGGAATTGGTATACATATCAGACTTAAAATCTGAGTTCTCCGAGTTCGACTCTCGGTATCCGCACCAAGTTTTTGCGGCATTAGTATAATGGATAATACAGTAGGCTTCTACCCTACGAATGTGGGTTCGATTCCTGCATGCCGCACCAGTTATTGGGCTGTTAGCTTAAAGGTAAAGCAGTGAACTCATAATTCATTGAGTGGTTAGGTTCAAGTCCTCCACAGCCCACCATGCCCTGTTAGACAAATTGGTAAAGTCGTCTCTCTCAAAAGGAGAAATTTAAATGTGAGTTCGAATCTCACACAGGGTACCAAATGTAGGTGGAGCCAGTTGGACAGGCACTGGATTGCAAACCCATGGAAGCAGGTTCGATTCCTGTCACCTACTCCAATAATCCCCTCAGAAGTTGAGGGGAATGCAAGAAGTCGCTTTACTTTAATTCATCTTTGGGGTATAATAGTCTTATGATGAATGATAAAGTGATTAAGAAATTAGGTGCTCTTAGTGGTTGGTTTGGAATGGTACTGATTCATGGTGCTACTCTCCCAACAACTCTTGGAGTGATTTTAGGTTATTCAAACAATGTCCCACCAGTAAGTATGGTGATCCTTGTTTGGTCTGGTTTGATGTTGTTCTTGTTTAGGGCAATCGTGCAAAAAGATACGCTGTATATCGTATCGAATGCGGTTGGCTTCTTCTTCAATAGCATCTTGCTGGCGTTGATTGTTTTCAAATAAAAATATCGCTTGACTTGCAAGAAGTTTTGAGGTATAATAACTGTAAGTTAGTTGAAAATCAAAAGTCCTCTCTAAGTCTTTACGTAAAGTCGGAAGCATGAGGCAATCTGCTCGGTTCGTCTATCGGTTAGGACACTGCCCTTTCACGGCAGGAAGGAGGGGTTCGATTCCCCCACCGAGTACCAGATTTAATTGTATTGGGTTGCCAATGCCAGTAGGTGATTTAGTGTTGGGATAATCAGGTGCCGACCTGACCACATTAAGTTACACGAAACCTTGAGATAATATCAGGAGGACGCTGGACAAAGTTGGAATGTAATGTGATTAGCGACCAGTCGTAGGACGACTACGTGGTTAACCATCGGATGATGGTTGTTGCTCAATCATCCCAGTATAATTAAATGTGGTATTAGTTTAGTGTTATCAAGGTATCGTCATAAGACGTTATGACTACTCGACAGTTAGGGTGCGACTGAAACTGTCTGATATAACTGCTATTCGCTTGTCAGTGCTAGCTACATTGTTGACAAATTGGCACGATAGCACTAAACTAATATCATGGAGACACGGCAAAGTTGGAGAGTTGCGGCAGACTGTAAATCTGTTCTTTCGGGTGAGTAGGTTCGAATCTTACTGTCTCCACCAAGTTTTAGGCTCGTTCGTATAATGGTCATTACGGTGGATTGTCTATCCACTCACGGGAGTTCGATTCTCCCACGAGTCGCCAAGTTATTGTTGTAAGGAAATAAAAATGAATATAAATGATATGGTTGGAAAAGTGTTCACTTCGGTGACACAAGATGGTAGTGAGATGGTGTTTGCGAACGAAACTGAAGCATTCAGATTCTTCCACTATCAAGATTGTTGTGAGTCGGTTAGCATCGATGACATCGTTGGTGACTTGTCTGACTTAGAAGGTGAACCACTGTTGATTGCTGAAGAAGTATCTGGTGAAGCACCTGTTCTTGAAGATGAGTATCATGATGTAGTTGAGTGGACATTCTACAAGTTTGCCACTCGCAAAGGTTATGTTGACGTGCGTTGGTTTGGTGAGTCGAATGGCTACTACTCAACTAGCGTTGACATGGAACATGAATTAGTATAGTATATTGCGGGATATAGTTCTGGGAACTAGCAAGTTTCATATGCTTGATTGAGGTAGGTTCGATTCCTGCTCCCGCTACCAAGACACGCAGTCTCACAACTGCTACTCTGACACGGAGGAAATGAAACTGAGTTGTCCTCAGTAGTGTGGTTCTTCTCTATTAGATTAGAGGACATGGGTTCATCCATGGGGTCGACCAAACCAGCGTTGGCAACACGAGAGTTCTGTTCGTGGCGAGTGGGTGGAGGGCATGCGTGATGGTACTGACTTTAAAATTGGTGCTTGATGTGCTATAATTACCACGACGAACAGAAAGCATTTTAGCCCCGATGACGGAATTGGTATACGTGTTGGTCTTAGAAGCCAAATTTTGCGAGTTCGAGTCTCGCTTGGGGCACCAGAATTTTTTGCCTTGTTAGCTCAGTGGTAGAGCATCTCGTTTACACCGAGAGGGTCGGCAGTTCGAAACTGTCACAAGGTACCATGGTGATGTAGCACAACGGTAGTGCATCTGCTTCATACGCAGGAGGTTAGTGGCTCGATTCCACTCATCACCACCAGAATTATCTCAGTGTAGCGCAGTCTGGTAGCGCACTTCGTTTGGGACGAAGGGGTCCAAGGTTCGAATCCTTGTACTGAGACCAAGATAAGTAGTAGTTCAGCCCTATTAGTATAATGGTATTACACCTGTTTTGTAATCAGGTTACGGCAGTTCGATTCTGTCATGGGGCACCAATAACAAAAGAACAGGAGATGTATGGCAATACCGCAAAGACCGAAAGAATATAACAGAGGTAAGAAAAGTAAAAGATTTACCAATGCTGTAGAAGTCGAAGATGGTAAGTTTGAGAAGGCACTACGAACATTCAAACGTAAGATTGAAGATAGTGGATTGCTCATGGAGTTGCGTGAAAGACAACACTATGTCAAACCATGTATCAAACGCAAGTTAGCAAAGAGTGCAGCAAAGCGTAGGTGGCAAAAGAAAGTTGCATCTGAGCAACTACCCAAAAAACTTTATTAAGGAAAATTATGTTTATAACATTGACAAACTCTGTTCCATTCTTTAAAGGTGAGAAAGTTATCATTAGAAAAGATATTATTCTCACAGTGCATGTTGGACCAGCAGTTCGAGGTGAAGGTGACACAGCAGTAACTGAATTTGTTACTTACGTTTTCGGTGGCGATAAAGGTACATGGGAAGTTCAAGAATCCATAGAAGAAATTGCAGAATTGTTGAAGTAAAATTTATTCCAAAGTAGCACAGCGGTAGTGCAGCAGACTGTTAATCTGTTGGTCGTAGGTTCGATCCCTACCTTTGGAGCCAGTATTGGGGGATTAGTCTAATTGGGAAAACACTAGCCTTGCACGCTTGAGTCGGGAGTTCGATCCTCCCATCCTCCACCATTTATCATAAAGGAATATCATGGAAGTAAAACCATTACATAATAAAGTTCTCGTTGCTCAAAATAAAGATGAGATCAAAACAGAATCAGGAATCATTCTTGACAATGCTGACTCAGTGCGTGAATCAAGAACTGGTACTGTACTTGCAATCGGACCAAAGGTAACGCTAGTTGCTGTTGGTGACAAAGTTTTGCTTGAGTGGAACAAAGCACAGGTAGTGAAGATTGGTGACGCACAACGTGTTATCATTAAAGAAGATGACATCGTGGCAGTGTTTGATAAGTAATAGTGATTGCCCTAGTAGCTCAGTTGGTAGAGCAACTGATTAGTAATCAGTAGGTCGGTGGTTCGAATCCTTCCTAGGGCACCAAAGGAGAAAAGCATGAGTGATGGTGGTAAAGGTTCAAAGCCAAGACCATTTAGTGTAGCACAAGAGGAATACGAAAAGCGATGGGATGCTATATTCCAACGTGATTTACATATATCAGAAACATCGCCAGTCGATACTAACGATATATGTGCCGAAGATAATACTGGTGTTACAAAGAATGAGTTCCAAGATATATTGTCAACAGAAGATTGTATGACAATGGATATGCCAGGAACACTCGGTGGAGCCAAAATAGTATTTAAAGAATAATTACTCTCTGGTGTAATGGCAGCACGATGGTCTCCAAAACCATTAGTCGGGGTTCGAGTCCCTGGAGGGTAGCCAAAGGAAAATTATGCGTGAACATGTAGTCAACAAACTAGATAATTTTATTTGTGGGTGGTATCTAGAAGATACTAGTATCTGCGATAAAATCATAGAGTGGCACAAAGTTACACCTAATAAAGGTAATGGCAATTCTTCTGGTTTGATAGACAAAAATATTAAAGATAGTATAGATTGTAGATTACAAGATAACATGCAACTGGCAGAAGAATATGCTTCAGTGCATCTACAAAAATGTCTTTTTGAATATATTAAAAAGTATAAATGGTGTGGTGAATATTCACCCTTTGCCATAACTGATTCGATTAATGTTCAGTACTATAAACCAACTGCTGGATATCATGCATGGCATACTGAAAGATACATGGCTAATTATCCACAAACGAGTAGACATTTAGTGTTCATGACTTATCTTAATGATGTAGATGATGGTGGTGAAACTGAATTTTATCATCAACAAGTAAAAGTCAAACCCGAAAAAGGATTGACTTTAATATGGCCAGCAGACTGGACTTTTACTCATAGAGGAATCACTTCTCTAACTGAAGAAAAATACATAGTGACTGGTTGGTATAATTTTATAGTGCGGGATTAGTTTAATGGTAAAACTACAGATTTCCAATCTGTTGTTATCAGTTCGATTCTGATATTCCGCTCCAAATGAAGTAATATAATCGAGGTGTAAAATGCGTAAGGCAATTGACATAGATGAAGTAAGAGATTTCATCTTGGCACAGAGTCCAGAAACCAAAGTGTATATCGGTGGTGACTCTGAACGATTTCTGATTGGAAAAAATTGGTACGCAGATTACATTATGGTTGTTGTGGTTCATATCAATGGAAACAATGGCTGTAAAATCTTTGGTGAAGTAATACGTGAGCCAGACTGGGATCAGAAACGAGACAAACCACGTATGCGTTTGATGAATGAAGTTTATAAGATTGCAGAACTGTATCTAAAGTTGCATGACGTGTTGGAAGAAAGAGAAGTGGAAGTCCACCTCGATATTAATCCAAACGAAATGCATGGTTCAAGTTGTGTGATCAATGAAGCCACTGGTTACATCAGAGGAATGTGTAATGTCATTCCAATGGTTAAGCCAAAGGCATTTGCAGCAAGCTATGCGGCAGATAGATACAAATCTTTCATGGCAGCATAAGTAGTAAAGTGCGGGAGTAACTCAGCTGGTAGAGTACTTGCTTGCCAAGCAAGTTGTCGCGAGTTCGAACCTCGTCTCCCGCTCCATTATTATTTGTCTTGCAATTCTTTTAGCGGTATAATTATATTATGATGACACTCTTTATACTTCTTCAGGTCAAACACTGGTACGTAGATTTTGTTCTACAGAACCAAGAGATGATCAACAACAAAGGCACTTACGGAAATCCGTATGGTGTCTTTCATTCATTGCAGCATTCAGCTTTCACGCTGGCATTGCTACTGTTGGTAGTCACTCCATGGTTCGCATTAGTGCTGGCTGTGTTTGACTTCCTCACTCACTATCATATTGACTGGTTGAAGTCAAACTATGGTAATCGAGATATAACAAACCCCAAATTCTGGAACCATCTTGGTCTTGATCAGATGGCTCATCAGATTGTCTATGGCATTATTATTGCACTTGTGCACATTTAGGAGAAAGTATGAACGATGACGTGACTGATGTAGTGGCAAAAGAGATTCCAACAAAGGTAGTACCATTGACCTTCAAGGAACAATGGGAACAACAACGATTGCTGAAACGATCCAAGAAGAAAGCCAAGAAGGCATTAATTCAAAAGGGATATGACCCAGCGTCAGCATCATCCATGGTAAAGAAAGCCATGAACAACATTGCGGATCGTGACAATAAACCAGTCAAACGTGCAGCTGGAAGAGGTGGATAATATGGGAATGGAAATCGCCGATGGTGTCATGATAGGTTTTATTGTAGCAGTAATAGTTGGACTTGTGGTGATAGTTCGTCACTGCAAGAATACATCTTACCGAGACGAGGACTAAATGTTTGAATGTTTAATTGTTGGTGATAGCATTGGAGTTGGTGTATCCAATATCCGTAAAGAGTGCGTTGCCTATGTAAAGGGTGGTATCAATAGCAAGCAGTGGCTGGATAAGAATATTCAGAACACTCCGCTCATTGCCAAGCATGTCATTATATCATTGGGTTCAAATGATCATAAGTATATAAAGACAGAGGAAGAACTGCGAGTAATTCGTAAGCTGACCAGTGCTCAAAGAGTTTACTGGATCATGCCAAGCGATAAGTTTCCTGCGGCACAGTCAGCAGTATGGCATGTGGCCAATGAGAACAATGATATTATTCTTAGAACCAAACGAATGCAAGAAGATAACGTGCATCCAAGTTGGGCTGGATATAAAGAACTGGCAAAGGCATCAGAGTGAAGGTAAGTTCCTCTGCCTATTACTTTATTGATGTCACCTGGAAAGGTGGATTCAAACACATTGTACCCTGCAGAGGTTATGGACTGCAGAGTCAATTGAGGTTCAATGACTCATTGATATATGTAGAGTCAGCGGAACCAAGAGAAGTGACGGAAGAAGAGTACAACAATCGCATATGGGGAGATCCTGATGGACGAGATAACGAAGGCGAAACACAGCAAGAGAATCCACCAAAAAGAAATCGTAACAAAGCGAAAAGCAAAGATAGCGAAAGTGCACGGAATACCAGTGGCAAATCCACACGAACTACTGGATCACAGCCCAGTAAGTTGCTCAAGTCCACTGTGCGTAATGTGTCGAAACCCAAGAAAGACCTTCAGGGAATTGACAATCCAGGAACAAAGACAGTTCCAAAATCTAGACGAACAAAGGGATAGGCATAGCAATGGAACAGAGCCAAGAGAAATGCTGTAATAATCATTGTAGGCAGGGAAGGGATTGTCCTTACAGAAACCTGACCGACTATCACTTTCGTTACTATAATCTACTACAAACGATAAAGAGATGGATAGGGAATGGAAACAATACAACAACAAGAAACTAAAGCAATTCTAGCCATGGCTGAACGAATCAAAGAATTGGAAGATAAGTTAGAAAGAGCCAAGCAAGAGATCCGAGAACTAAACGAATTACTTAAGCATAAGTGAAAGGGGAGAGAAGATGTTGGATGCCATGAAGATAGAAAAGATTGAAAAACGACTAGAAGATATTGCACGCACTGCCGAGCATGGTGGCTCACATCTTCCTGTAGTTCCTCAGCAGATTAGGCTCATTGCAAAAGAACTCAAAGAAATGCGAGAAGAAGAATGACCCTAGTAAAGTATAGAGATGCAGGCATGAACTCCTACACTTATTTCTATAAGAATAAAGACAATCATACCATCTCCCCATTCTTCAACTCCGAGAAGGAAGCTGAGGATTGGTTGGAACTAGAAAAGTATAAGTTAGAAGCAAAGGGAATCTGGAACGATTCCTGCACATCATCCAGGAGCACAGAATGAATCAATACTGCATATTTACAACAGACAAGAACTTCCGAGAAGTATTAATCTACATCTCTGAGAACAAACTCGCCAACGAACCACACCTGAACCGAACAAGATTCTGGGTGCCAGAAAGCATGCATCAATCATTCCTACAGAAGTATGGATCGATCTGCACCTACGTCCATCCCGATGAAGATCTAACCACTGGTCAGAGAATGGATCACTGGGATAGTTGGAAAGCCAGCAAAGATCTGAATAGTAGTCTATGATAGAGAGCGAAGCGAATCCAGAAAAAGAATGTAATCCTCATCCGAATGCTCCCCATGGGTTTCTAAGACAAGCCAGCCATGCAGCCAATAGGTATGTATGCGAGTGTGAGTGGTGGAACGAGAAAGACTACGAATTATCTACACTGGAAGAAGCGGAAGAATTCGCCAAGAAAAGGAATTACACCTATGAAAGTAAATGAGATAAATCCAGCCACTCTACAACACCTAGAGCAAATGCAACACTATAATCGTCTGTTGTCCGAGAAGCGTATCATTGATAACCTAGAAGACAATCGCAAGAGAGAGAATGCACGTAGAGTACAGGAAATCGGTAAGGGACAGAACGTGGATGTGATGGTATGAAGAAAGCTAAAACAGACAAGGGATGGGCTGGACATAAGTTGTTTGGTTATACGTATAGCGACAGAGATATAAGAACCAATGAGGACAAGTATCAGGATGTTGTGCTAGAGAACCTAGAGAAGAAAACCAAGAAGCCAAAGAAGAAGAAATGAGTAAAGGTCGCACCATATCTAAAATTATGATTGTTCTTTATACTGCCGCAAATGGGTACATATAAAGAAAAAAACTGCCCAACTTGTGGCACTGCTCACAGAAAGCAAGGGCTATACTGCTCTCGCTCATGTGGTAATTCTCGGGTACACACGCACAAGTCGCGAAAAAACATCTCTGAGAAGATCACACAGCACTGGCAGACTGCTGAGTCCGCTGATCAACGTGAAAAATTATCAGCACAAGGCAAACTACAGCTGAAAAAGATTCATAACAAGTCCGATGAAGACCTTCAGTCACTCACTCTGGATGATTTTATGGTTGAGCCACAGATAGATGACCT